TGGTTTAGATGTATTACCATCTGTAACTCTAAAGCCATCTTCAGATAAAAAGTATACAAGGTTTCCAACTTTAATTACTGTCTTACCTTGCACAGCTCCTATGTTATCTTCAATCCTTCTAAAAGAAAATATAACATTACCACCTCTGTAGTCCATTCTGGTAATTCTATTCTCTTGAAATATTAATCCAAACTGTCCACCTGTTACACCAGTAACAACTCCGCCTTCAGGTAAAGTTTCTGAATCAGCTTGGTTAGTTCCTGATGTCCATGATGTAGCATCATTAACTGCTGACCATTGTACTTTGTTTTGTGCTGTTGGTTGAAATCCAGTAACAACAAAATTGTTTACAACTGCTGCATGTCTAAATGTAGGAGGTGAACCTCCAAGTGCAGCAAAATCTGTTGATGTATCTAGTGACCATGTTCTAGGTGCATCTACACCATTAAAAGCTATAACACTTTCTCCAAACTTTACAAAATCCCAATAACCATTTTCAGCAGTATTATAACTAACACCACCACTTTCATCTACAACTGAGTTAGCTAGTATCCTGTATAGTTTACTAGAGTCACCAGCAAATATAGTTACATTACCAGCATCAGATGTAAATGATGAAGCTCCTTGGCATCTGTTATCTAATGCATTAGCTGTAGCTGTAGTTATACTTTTCCATGGTCTGTAACTATTTACAGCAGGATAAACATTCTTAGCCTGTGTTGCTCCAGGATTCATATGATCTGGCAAGTCTGGCAGCCATTCTCCAAAAGGTACTTGCATTATATATTATCGTAATTGTTAATGTTAATTCCTGACCTTTGTACTAAAGGTGAACCATTATATTTATCTAATGCATCTGCATCTTCAACTTGTTTTAATGCAGCTTCATATTGTGTTTTAAATTGTACTACAGTTCCTTGATCCATACCTCTAATAAATGTAGACGCAAAGTATAATGCACCATACAGATATACATCAGGATGATTAGTTAATATGTGATTAGTAGCAGTAGATCCACTTATAGAATCAAATGCTTTGTAGTAAGTTAATCTACCAGTATATGTTGCATCAGGTGTAGGCGAGAATCTAAAATTACTTCCTTCAATAGAATATGCTTTTGGTTGTCCTGATCTATCACTACCAGAAGATTCTATTTGATGAAACGGAGTCATAAATACTAAAGCAGAATCTGGATCAGGGCTTGTAAGTATAAAACTTCTTACTTGTAAAAAACCTGTAGGCAATGCTTCAGTGGCAGCATCTATAGTAAAAGATGAGTCTACTGTTTCCATAGCTCTTACTCTTAATCTACGATTAAAGTCTGCTTCAGTTAAATCAATGAAGTCATCAATCTCTGAAGTAAGATCATCTCTAGCAAGAAAGTTTGCTATTGCAGTTTTTAAATTTGTATAACTATCAAGTGCCATTATAACCTTTTATCTCCTGTTCTAAAAAACATATACTCATTACTGTTTACCATTTCTTTAATAATATTTTTTTGCTCTTCTTTAGTTAACTTATAAAAATTAGAATGTCCGAACCGTTCTTTAGTTTTAACTTTCAAAGCTATTAATGGTATTTGAGCTATACGTTGTAGATCACCTTTTTGTGTAACATTATTTTGTGACCATTTATTTTGTTCTAATATATTTGTAGTATCTTGTGTATTTTTAACTACAAGTTTACGAGTGCCTCTATCTATATGGATAGGTTGATTTTTATCGTATGGATTATTCATACAACAACAAGTGTACCAGTAACAGTAACAGTTGCTGCAAATGTAATTGGTCCAGCTAAAACAGCACTAGTTATTATTTGATCTTTATTTATTTCAGAATCATGTTCGTGTATAGATTCACCTGCTGGTGCATCACCTATATATTGAACACCACCTACTGATGTTATTGTTGCCATGTTATCTCCTATGAACTAATTGTATCGACTAATGATACCCATACATCAATACTACTTGCTGTACCAGCTTGTCCTTTTAAAACATCTCCGCTTTGTAAAACAAATTTAGCTCCACCTTGTACTAGCTCTACTGAACTAGCAGGAGGTATAGATAAATCTTTTACAAGGTATCTAGTTGTAGAACCACCTTCTGATATCCAAACACTTACTGTAACAGTAGTTGTTAAAATATTAGCAAGTCTTAGTCCAACAACTGCATCATCACTGTTTGATGTATATATTGTGGTTGCAGAGTTTGTTATCTGCGCTCCGTTGGATTCAAAATCTTGAGCCATGTTTTCTCCTATAATGCGATTGCCATCGCTACTGCCAGACCTGCTGTAGCTTTAGCATCTAATTGTGTTTGAATATCTGAAGTAACAGATCCAAGATATTGGAACTCTGCACTTGTTACTGAACCATCAGCTATCTTAGTAGCATCAATAGCAGCAGATGCTTTGATATTTGCATTTTCAATATTGGTAATGCTGTTACCTGTGCCATCAGCATCTATTGTTTTATTAGTTAGTGTGTCTGTAGAACTAGCAGTAATACCACCAATGTCTGATAGTACTTCAGCAGTTGATCTACTCTCTAATCCGTTTGCAGTAAACCTAGCGTATTCATCATCGGCAACACTAGAACTATCAACCTTAACTGCGTTTGTATCACTAATACCAAAAGTAAGTGATGCTTGTCCACCAATATCACTAAGTACTTCACTAGCTGATCTACCTTCAATAGATGTACCTGCTACTCTAAGAAAATCATCGTCAGCTACTCCACTTGTAAAGATAGGAATATTAGTATCTGATATACCGAATGTTAACGAAGCCTGTCCACCGATATCACTTAAGACTTCTGATGTGCTTCTACTCTCTAAACCATTAGCAGTGAATCGTGCATACTCATCATCTGCTACTGAACTACTATCTACTTTAACAGCATTAGTATTAGAGATTCCAAAAGTTAATGCAGCTTGACCGCCAATGTCAGATAATACTTCTGCTGTACTTCTGCTTTCTAAACCTGAAGCTGTAAACCTTGCGTATTCGTCATCAGCTACAGAGCTGCTGTCTACTTTGACTGCATTAGTATTGCTTATGCCAAATGTCAAAGATGCTTGGCCACCTATATCTGATAGAACTTCTGATGCAGAACGTCCTTCAACACTTGTTCCTGCTATTCTTAAGAAGTCGTCATCAGCAACACCAGTTGTAAATTGTGGTACATTTGTGTTACTAATACCAAATGTTAAGGATGCTTGTTTACCATCAAGCTGTGTTTGTATATCACTAGATACACCATCAAGTCTTTGAAACTCTGCATTAGATACAGATCCATCTCCTAGTTTTGCAGCATCTATTGCTGTAGGTAAATTACCAGCAGATACGCTAACAACTAAATCAATAGTACCATCAGCATCTTCATATGTTGCAGTAATATCAGTTTCAGTATTACTACTAAACATAG